CCGCGAGAACACGCGGTATACCACCGAAGGCGGGTGGTACGACTGCGACAAGGTTCGGTTCCGTCAAGGCACGCCAGAGAAGATCGGCGGGTGGCAGCGCATCTCGTCCAATACTTTTCTTGGCACTTGCCGTTCGCTGTGGAACTGGGTGACCTTGGGGTTTTTGAACTTGGTAGGGGTGGGCACAAACCTCAAGTTCTACATTGAAAAGGGCGGCGCCTACTACGACATCACGCCGCTGCGCGTCACCACCACACTGCCTAACAACCCGTTCACCGGCAACGGCACGACCACGGTGACGGTCAACGCCCCCGCGCATGGCGCTGTGACGGGCGACTTTGTGACGTTCAGTGGGGTGACAGGCGCGTCTGCTGCACTGCTCAACGGCGAGTTCCAACTGACGGTCGTCAACGTCAACACGTACACCATCACCACGTCTTCTGCCGTACCCATCGGAGCCACCGGTGGTGCGGCAGTTTCTGCGGCCTATCAAATCAATACTGGTGCTGCCTTTTCCGTGCCCATCACTGGCTGGGGTGCAGGCCCGTGGGGTGCAGGCCCGTGGGGCACCGGCACGGCCACCGACTCGCCAATCCGACTGTGGACCCAGAAGAACTGGGGCGAGGACTTGGTTTTTGGCCCGCGCGGCGGGGGCATGTATTACTGGGATGCCTCGACAGGCATCACCACGCGTGGGTACAACTTGGCTACCGCGGTGGGGGCGTCGGACGTGCCGACCGTCCAAAACGTGATCTTTGTGTCTGATGTAAACCGGTTCGTATTTGCGCTGGGGTGCAACGACTACGGCTCCTCTACGCTCGATCCGATGTTGATTCGCTGGTCTTCGCAGGAAGATGCGTTGAACTGGACGCCCGCAGCCACCAACCAAGCAGGTAGCTTACGCCTGTCAACAGGTTCGGAAATCATCACCGCGATCCAGGCGCGTCAGGAAATCGTGGTCTTCACGGACTCGGCCCTGTACTCGCTGCAGTACCTTGAGCCGCCGATTGTCTGGGGGGCCCAGCTTCTGGGTGACAACATCTCTATCGTCGGCCCCAACGCTGTGGCCATCGCGTCTGGCGTGGTGTACTGGATGGGCGTGGACAAGTTCTACGCCTACGATGGCCGCGTGCAGACGCTGCCCTGCGATGTTCGCCGGTACGTGTTTAGCAACTTCAACGTAAATCAGTCGGCTCAGGTTTTTGCTGGCACCAACGAGGGCTTCAACGAAGTCTGGTGGTTCTACTGCTCAGCAAACTCTTACACCGTGGACCGCTACGTCGTCTACAACTACCTTGAGCGCATCTGGTACTACGGAACGATGGCCAGGACCGCGTGGCTTGATTCGGGCCTGCGTGACTACCCTGTTGCTGCAACGTACAGCCACAACCTCGTGAACCACGAGCAAGGCATCGACGACAACGAGACGGCAACTTCACTGCCCATCGTCGCCAACATCTCTTCGTCTGAATTCGACATCGGCGACGGCCACAATTTTGGGTTTGTGTGGCGCATGCTTCCCGACATCACGTTTGAGAACTCGACTGGCGTGTCCCCTACTGTCAACATGACGCTCTACGGCCTGTACAACTCAGGCTCGGGGGCCATCGACAGTTCAGGCAAGCCGGTGGTCAAGGGCAATACGTACGTGATTACCGAAGAGTTCACGGGGCAGATTTACACCCGTGTGCGCGGTCGGCAGATGATCTTCAAGATCGACTCCAACCAACTTGGTACGACGTGGCAGCTCGGCGCTCCGCGAATTGACATTCGTCAGGATGGACGGCGATGACGTTCCTTATCGAAGATGCAACCGTACCTGCGCCCCCCAACCTGCCTCTGGCCCCCCGGGACTACGAGTCGCGTTACCACGAGCAGTTCAACAACGTCCTGCGCCTGTACTTCAACCGGCTTAACGCACTGCTGAACAAGATCGTGGCAACCACCTCACCCATCCCAATCTCCATCGGCGGCACCAACGTAGACGCCTTTGGGCGGCTGCGGGTCAGCAACCCGCTGACCTTGTTCGACTCGTCCCATCGCTACGCGGACAACAACCTGTGGGTCAACAGCATAACCGGCACCGCAGCGGCAACGTTTAACGCCAATGAAGGTCTGATGGACCTGACGGTTGGCTCGGCCAGTGGCGACCAGATCATTCGGGAAACCATCAAAGTCTTTTCGTATCAGCCGGGTAAGAGCCTGTTGGTGATGAACACGTTTGTGTTTGGCACTGCCAAGGCCAACCTGCGCCAACGTGCGGGCTATTACGGTGCGGCCAACGGCATTTACTTTGAACGCGAAGGCTCAAACAACTACATGGTCGAGCGCAGCAGCGTGACAGGCGCTCCGATCAACACCCGTGTTGCCCAGGCAGATTGGAACCAAGACCCAATGGACGGCACCGGCCCGTCTGGCCTGACATTGGACTCCTCCAAGGCGCAGATTTTGTACATTGATGTTGAGTGGCTTGGCCTCGGTACGGTTCGCACTGGGTTCATCATCAACGGGACATTTGTCCCGTGCCACAACTTTGACCACGCCAATCTGGTCAACACCACCTACATCACCACCGCTTCTTTGCCGCTGCGGTACGAGATGACCAATATGGCGGCAACCACCGGCGCAAGCACGCTCAAACAGGTCTGCTCGACCGTGATTTCTGAAGGCGGCTACGAGTTGCGCGGTGCGCAGTTGTCTGCCGGTAACACCATCACAAGTCCCCGCACACTGACCACTGCCGGGACGTTCTACCCTGTAGTGTCGATTCGTTTGAAGACAGCCCGCCTTGACGCGATTGCCATCCTGACGGCTATATCTATTTTGGGCATTACCAACAACGCCAACTACAAGTGGGAAGTTGTGGCGTCTGGCACCACAACGGGCGGCACTTGGGTCAGTGCAGGCACAAACTCCGCAGTTGAGTACAACATCACCGGCACGGCGTTCACCGTGGGCACCGGTCGGATTCTGGCAACGGGTTTCTTTCAGGGCTCCAATCAGGGTTCCAATAGCGTGGACATTTTGAAGGAAGCGTTGTTCGCTTCTCAACTGGAGCGCGATCCGTTCACCGCCACTGCGTATGAACTGACGCTTGCTTGCACGGCGGCATCCAACGGGGATCAGGTGCTTGGCTCTCTGGACTGGGAAGAGATTAGCCGCTAAGCACCCAAACGACCTAAAATGAACTCAACCTTCTTCTCGGGATAAATCATGGCCACTGCTCAACAAGGGATCATGGCTTTGCCAGAAATGAGCCAACAAGCACCGACAGCGGCCATCAGCCCCGAGCAGATGGCCGCTTTTGACCAAATTCGCCAGAGTGTTTCCCCCAAGGAATTCTCTGACGAGCTGCTGTCTAGTGCCTCCCAAGCCGACCCTCAGGCCGTAGCTGAGTTCAAGCAGGCCCTGGAAGAGATGGATGTCCCGGCGGAGATCCTGGACTTGATCAACCAGTTGGTGGACGAAGTTCTGGCCAATCCTGAGAACTACGAGGCCATCAAAGAAAAGTACCGCGCTCAGGGTGTCACGGACGACATCCTGCCGGAGGAATTTGACGCCGAGTTCTTTGCTGCGCTGAACGTGGCCGTGGATCAGCTCCGCGGCGAGCCTGCAGGTCCCCAAGCCTTTGCCAGGGGCGGAATTGCGGAACTCAGCCCGATTGCCAAGGCCCTGGCCTCCTATGGCCGCAACGGCGACACCATGCTGGCGCATATCACGCCCGCCGAAGCCCGCATGCTGAAGAAGCGCGGCGGCTCGGGGACCATCAATCCTGTGACGGGGCTGCCGGAGTTCTTCAAGAATTTCTTCAGCAAAATTGGTAATGCCGTCAAGAAGTTCACCCGTAGCACCGTGGGCCGGATTGTCACGACGGTGGCGCTGGGCTTCCTACTTGGCCCCGCGGCAGCCTACACGCTGGGGGTTTCATCGGTAGCCGGCGTTGCTGCGGTCAGCGGTTTTGTTGGCAGTGCCGGTTCCACGCTCCTCGGCGGCGGAAGCGTGCGCGACGCCTTGAAGGCTGGTGCACTCGGCGGTTTGACCGCGGGCGTCGGTGCTGGAGTCATGGGTGGCACTGGGGCCTTTGCCTCGGGTAGCTACACCGGCCCGACGACTATCGCTGGCCAATGGGATCGCGTGGTCAACGCATTTACTCCCGGTGCCCCGGGAACTCCCGCCAGTTCTGCTCCGCTAG